AATGAAGATGAAAAACTAATTGATATCTTAGATGATTTCCTTAAAGTTTGATAAATGTTTACTGTAATTCCTGCTATCCCATTGTAAATATAAAAATATAGTTTACTTTTGTAGAAGAATTAGTGTTGATGTAGTCCTTGTCATTGCCTCTGCACTTTAAAATGTATTAGAATTGGGTAGAATTTATTCTACCCAATTTTTTTTTATCATATTGTAAGATTATATTTGCTCTTAAAATTTGATATTCAATGAGATATTTTTAGAGGGGCACTATGAACCGTGTATAAACCCGAACGCGGCAAAACTTTTGTAAGTAGTTGATAATTAACAATATGAGCGCAAAAACAAAAACATTTAATCGTTTCCAATCGTGCTCGACATTGAATAGTGACTTAATACGCATTTAATTTATTGTGGTGGTGTTTAAATGAACGTGTGCAAAGGTAACGTTTTGATTTAATAATGGATGGCTTAGAACGCAAAAGAGCGGATGTACTTAAATGTATATCCGCTCTTTTGATTTAAATGTGCTCTAAAATGCTCAATAGGTGACAAAATACATATATAAAAATAGGGGTTATAGGTGATACTTTTATTTTGAAAACCTATTTTTTTGCACAATATTTTTTTGTTATTTTGCATCATGCGCAGCAAAGAACTATTGAAGAAACGCGACCACGATATTGTTTGTAAGTTCCATGAACTTTACGACCTTAAACGTATGCGTATGGACGATGTCCTAAAAATAATGTCTGAGCAACATTTCTACCTCGATACGAATTATATTTATGCCTGTATTTTCTATAACACTGATAATAATGAGCATTATAATAGCCTTCTGGAAAAGAAAGATAAGACTACAACTCAACGGTAAATATAGGATTATCATCTACTATATGTGTGATTTCCCCACGCGAAATGCTTACTTCACTCACATCTGTATCATTATACTGCGGTGCTGCACTCATATCATCAACAATGCACTGGAAGGATATGCGATACAGGTTACCCGCTCCACCGCTGTCTTCACGCTTCATATCTACGCGGCGCATCTCACTGTAATTAGTACCGGATGTGCCATGAAATAACTTGTGCATCTCGGTTAGCTGCTTTAGGAAGTCTAAAGCGGATGCCTGATTGATAGAACCTGCATACGTGTCTGAGAATGTTTCGTAAAATAGAAAGAAGTCTACTTGTGTATTGCAGGTTTGGCCATGTAGCCCTTTGTCCTCAGCATCTAGCATGTTGAATGCTATGAATACGGCTGGTGTGGGGAATGGTAGTTCTGAAGTAAGATAGCTTACTTGTTCGTGCCAAAGGTCACACCATTCTATTTCACTGAGGTTATCAGTGATTTGTTGACTTAACTCTAAATATAAATCGCTCCAGTATTGCATAATTATTTGTTATTTAAATGGTTCTTAAATGAAATATCTATATGTTTTTTCATTTCTTTTTCAAATATGGTCATCATGGCTTTACTATCACCCATGAATTGGCGTTTCGGTATCTTAATCTTAGCTCCTACAGGCATTAATGCCATACGTTTAAAATACATTGCTTTGCCTCCTATCGTGCGGTTTGACTTTGTAAGTTTAGAAGCGTTGCCAGCTTTATTTTGACTAGCTTTACCACTGAACTCATAGAACTTAGCCCAAAAGAATTTTTTCATTTGACGTGTGACGGTAATAGTGCCACCATTATTATGTATCTCGGAATACTTGGTATCTGATTCAACGACTATACGTGTAGGTGTATCTACGACTTTACGAATGGACTGCATTAGTGTACCATTATTATATAATGTCTTTCTTTGCGCAAATGGATTAGTTGTTTTTTTCCATGCTGTGAATGAGGTATCTGTGAAGCCTTCTTTTACAAAGCTTTGTTTGAAAAACTTGACTGACTCAGTACCGCCAATACGCTGTGCTTCTTCAATAATAGACTTACCAATAATAGAAAAATCGGGTACTGTAAATTTGTTTGCCATATATTTTGTATTTTTGCAGGACAGAGCGGGTTACTACTCAATCTGTGCCTTAAAGGGGATGGTTACTTCGATAATTGTCCTCTTTTTTATTTAAAAACAAAGAAAAACGTGATTATTATTTGGATTAAATGAAAATAGTTGTACATTTGCATCACAAACGGCGCGGAGCAATCCAAGCTGCTCCTAATGCCTTGGTGGATTCGTCTGTCAAGGCATTAGTCCTTTTAGCCCCTTTGTGATTTCATCAATCAGCTCAAAATCTGTTAGTTTTGGTTTGAATATACTAGCATTAATGTAGGCAGTCTTATCATTAAATACCACATAGCAGCCAGATAATTGCTTGTTTTCAAAGTTAGCACGACGGTTTTTAATTTTGTGTGCTATCTTTTGGATGTCAATCTCTTTTGATTGGTCAAAATGTTTGTTTAGGTCTATAATAATAATGTCGCAACCTTGGTTTAATGCACTTCCAAAACTGGCATGAATACCTTTGTAACTCTTTATACGTTTGGCATCAGCCAGTTTACCATCTATAAGGTATTCTGGATTCTTTACCTTATCAAGGTTTAGATGTGGGCGAATCTTTATGTTCATATCCTTGAAATTGGCTGCTAGTACGTTGGCAGTGGCAGTATTGTCGTGGATTTCGGAAAAGTCGGCAAATGGGCTTGTTTCAAGGCGTTTTGCATAGGTGGCATCTTCTAAATATGGTACAGATAGTTTTAAATTCTCTGTATTTACGCTTACAATGTCACTATCTGCCTTGGTAATTGACCTAAAATAGCTTTGTTGGTCGGTAAAAACTTCGCCTGTTTTGCCTGTATTGTTGGCAAATTGTTCATCGGTTTTCACTTTAGGTGTTTCGGTAGAAGCATCTTCGGTGGTTTGGTCAATCCAACAACGGCATCGGAAACCCAAAGGAGGTGTATTTTTATCCCAAAATGGGTCATTTACAGGCTTAATAATACTATCGAGTGTGGCATGGTCTTCACGAACTGCGGCATCTTCCATTGTTTTGAACATGAGGTTTGGATAAATGTCAGTATCCTTTACAAACTGTTGCCAGTCCTTTGCCGATGCGGTGGATGCTGCCGTAAATTGTTTTTCGACATTTAAATAAGTATCATTATGCAGCGAAACAATTCTTTGCGCTTCGCTAAGGTATTGGTTTTTGTCCAGCCCATTGTTTGATAGTTCGTTTAACTTTGACATTAGATTATAGCTTTTTGCGCCCGAAAACTGCAAAAGATTTTCACGTATTTTGCTTGCAATTTCAGTATCGTAATAGCCTTTTCCCCATGCTGTTTCGGCTGTTTTGTTGAGCGTATCGAAATGACTAAGTACTGATTCTTTGTGCAAATCGGATGGCTTTACTTCACCATTGAATATTTTTGTTGCAAATTGCTGAGTAGCGGCATCCCAAGTGGCTGCAAAAACTTTATTAAGAACCACCCCGCCCGTTGGGCACCCCTCGAAAGGGGAATTATGTGCATAAATGTAACTTTTTGCGCCCGCTACGGACGCATTAGGCTTTTTTTTTTGAGGGTCGGGTACTGGTGGAGTTTTACCGGCTAGTATTTCTTTTACACCTGTGATAGGTAGCCCGGTTAATTTGGCTAATTGTTCAGCATCGAATTGTAGGTAAGGTGCTAAATCGACAACGGCTTTAATCTTTTCGGCCAGTGTCATTGTTTCGGATTCGTCGAACTCGAAGTAAAGGTTTGCCAATGGTGCGTAGACAGAGCTCAGCTTGATAAGGCGTGGAATTATTTCTTCATTCATGTAGAACTTGAGTAATAATTTGTCGACCTGATGACGGTACTTCAATAAGCGTTCGTGTACTTCGGCTGAACCAACAAAGCTTTTGGCATCTGATGTTCCAGTTCCACCAAGAAAAAACTTACTCATTGAATCATCACAATGTTTGTTTAATGCTTCAAATGATTTGTATCCATCCATACCGTTGTCTGATGGTACTTCTATTTTTTCATTTCCTTTAAGTACGGCAAAATGGTTGGAACGGAAGTTCTGAAGCATTTCAAAAAGCTCATTTACCCGGGTGTCATCCATTCGGTCGGTGATGGCAAATACAGGAGGCACACCGAACTTGTCAATGTAGGCC